GTGTCGGTGCAGCGCACTTGCTTGACGATGCCGACGTGGGCGGGAAGGTCGAGGGTCAGCAGATTCTTGTAGCGGGCGCGGAACGGTGCTGCGCTTGGCGCGTCGAACGCTTGGAAGGTCAGGCCGTGCCAACCTGCGGCCATAAGTGTCTGGATTGCGTTAAAGTTGCCGCGTCCGGCGAATAGCTCGCCGTCGAGCGCGACCGCTGGCATGTTAGCCTTGAACCATGCGGGAGCGGCCAGCACGTTGCCCTCGCGGGTCACGAACTCGACACCGTCCCACATGACGCGCCAGCCATCCAACTTCTCGGACATAAGCCAGCCGTCAACCGGTTGGCCTTGGTAGTCGCGGAGGAGAGTTACTTGCACGCCCCCTTATAGGCTTTGCCTAGAAAGTTGTAAAGACCTTTTTTTATCGCGCATCCCCGGCACTTGCCAGGGTGAACGTGATCGCCACGTTACCGACTGCCACCTCTGCCACGCGGAACGCATCACCGTCGATGGTGCAGCGTTTCTGAAGCAGGCTGATGGCGTTCGTGACTGCGCCCGGTTGCGCTACCACGGTCGCTTGCAGGTCACTCTCCAGCCCGCCCAGTGCGCCCTCGTAGCTTTTCCGTGCATCGTTGAACACGACCGCGAATGTCTGCCCGGCGCAGACCATCGTCCGCGTGCCGATCAGCTCGTCCGTCTCGGTGTGTCCGCCGTTCAAAAAATCATCTATGCCGCTCATGCTATGGGGCTGGGTGTCAACTCGGTTCCGGCGCGGCGGTGGTCGCTGCGTCGTGGCGGTAGAAATGCAGTATCTTTGGGATGTGAACAGTCGTTTCGGCCATGCGCCGGGCTTGCTGGCACCATGTCAGGTCTTCGCCGTAGTTTGACTCGCCGAACTGGCAGTGCGCCACTCGGGATCTGCGCCATGCGTTGACGTGCCACGCATCGCGGTTGGTAATGCCGCCCGGTTGGAAATCCTGATCGCCCTGCCCAAGTTGGAAATCAACTACGCTCTGCTGGCCGTTGTAGGTGGCACCTTGCAGGAACGTGATCACGTCGGCACCGCTGGCGGCTGCTGCCAACAACTCCTGGATGTAGCCATCTGCGATGTCGTCATCATCATCCACAAAGGCGATGTATTGACCGCGCGCGATGTTGACCAATGCCTGCCGCTTTGCCCCGATGCTGCGTTTGCGGTTGTCACTGAGGATCAGGTGCTCGACGGCTTGCCCGCTGATTTGCGCTTCGATCTTTGATTGGAGGGATTGAAGCTGCTTCTCGCGTCTTGGTATTGTCGGGGTCAGTATTGATAGGATCATGTGTTTTTTTTCTGAAAATCGCGTCGTAGTTATTTCGGTATGCCGGTGCATCGCCCAGCCGATGCCAGTCGCCTTTGTGACTCATGACTTGAGTTTTTCGTAGGTTGCCAGCCCGGCGGCGTAGTTTGCCGGGTCATTGCTGCGGGCGTATGTCTCATCCATCTCGCCCTTGTCGAACGCTGGGTGCAAGTGCTCGATCACGATGTCCTTCGCCTCGATCACCACGCCGTCGGCATAGGCGCGGTCGGTAAAGTAGTTATCCGAGAACATGCTGAAAAATTCAGGATAGAACATGTAGCCCTGAGCTTTGTAGCGGGCGCGGGTCAAGATAGCCATGCAGAGCAACTGGTCGGTGCGGTGTCCGTCGCTGACAGCAAGCACCGCGGGCTTCGACGTGTCGCCAATCGCAGCCAGTATGAGCTTATCCCAGTGCATCGGCGGCTCCCAGTCATCACTAAGCTGGATCAGGATTTCGCCATTGGAAAACCTTGCCGCTTTGTTCCACGCTGCTACCGGTCCAGCCCCCTGGTTGATGACGTGGCGGCAGGTAATGAATGGCCCGATTGTCTCATCGTCGGGATCAAGCGCGAAGATGTGCTCGATTGCGTCGGGGTCTGCTGCCTTGTCCAGCCATGTCGCGCGCGCTTTATAAGCCATCGCCGGTCTACCGCGGGTTGCGTGGAGCAGGCTGATCTTCGCGCCGTTCCGCGCGAAATGATTCGCCTCGATAGCGTCCGCTTCCTCATAGCGGTCATTCGCCCGCAGGCACATGCCGCGCACTTGCACGCCCTGCCAGCCGTAGAATTTTTTCCGGCTGTTCCACCACCAAGCGGCAGGTGTCGGCAGGCAGGTCATCACTTCCGACCAGCCGAGCGCGAGAGGAAACTGGTTGGCTTTCAGCGCCTCCATGGCAAGCTCGGCGTAGGCTTCGCGCCGGTCAGGTGAAACGGCGATGGCTTGAAGGTAGAGCTGCGAACGTGTCGCCGCATCCGGCACCATCTGACCCATGACGAGAAACGCTTCGTATCGCTCCGGCTGCCCTGCATCGGGTGCCATGCAGAGCTTCGCGGCGGTCGCCGTGGCCTCCTCGATCTGACCGAGGGCGCGCTCGCTCTGCATCGTATAAAAAAGCTGGCTGCTGGTGATCTCGTCTTCTGGGATCGACCGCAGAATCCGCAGGTTGCGTTCGTCGCTGGATGACTTGCGCTTGCCGTGCGGGAGGTGAAGAACCTGCACCTTGTCGAATCGAGCCATAGGAGCGTCAGGAGCGAACTTGAGCGACTCATGGATGGGATTGTGCCACCGTGCCGCTCCTCGCCTCCAGAGGCGTTCTCGGTGCAATGTGATGCCATCGTCGGGGACAGCGTAGGGCATGAGCACGCCTTGAATGTCATCACCGAGCTGAGGGAGCATCTTGCGGATGGTGGCGCAGTCCTCCGGCGTGATGGTGTCGTCGGTGTCTGCCCACATGAGCCATTCACCGGTGGCAAGATCAAGGGCGGCGTTGCGAGCTGCCGCGAAGTCATCGACGTGCGGCCAGTCGTAGAAGTTGAGATACTCGCCGATGATGCACCCGCTCTGCATGGCAATTTCAAGCGTGCCGTCTGGCTCTTGGTTGCCGATTGCCCTCACCACGATAATCTCGTCGGCGATCTTCTCGAAATGATCGAGGAAGCGGGTAATGTAGTTTTCGGCGTTGCCGGTGATGACGCAAAGGCTCAGTTTGTTTTTCATATCTGGAGGCGATGTAATGCAAGCGGGTAGATCTTGCAACACGAAAAAACCGCCACCCCGGTTTCCCGAGATGACGGTAATGACATGCAACCCAGAAAATTTACGCTGGAATCGTAACGATTGCAAGACCGAGAGTCAGCGCAGGCGTAAAGCCGAACAAGCACTCGAAGTTCGCATAGTGGCGACCGGTCGAGGTGTTGTAGTGGCGGCGATAGCCCATCGTGATGCCGTTGCTCGCGGTCACTTGCTCGGCGGCGAGATACTCACCGGCGGCTTGTGGCTCGAGGTAGCGCATTGCGATTGCGATGGAGTCGGGGTGGGCAACAAATCCGCCGAGCTTGGTCATCGCGTTGGCCGGGATGATGTTGGACTCATAGATTTGCATCCCGAGCAAGCGTGGGATCTGGCCGTCACGGACTGCTTCAGCACCGCCGTAGTTGAGCGCTTGGGCGACTCCAGACGAGGTAAGCAAGCCGGTGTAAATCTCGCTGTCGGAGATGAAGCTGAGGCGATCGGTCGGCACGTTGCGCTGGGCAAGTGCTTTGCGGAGTGCGCCCATTTGAGCGATAGTGTAGTTCGCACCGGCAGTCGTCAGGATTGCAGCACCGAAGTTGGCGACCGTGATTGCAGACCAAATGTCTTGCAGCACGATGCGAGCAAGCGACTCACCGGCTTGGATGGCGAGGTTGTCCATGACAGCCGCGGAGCTGTTGGAAACTTGCACATCGGTGAGATCAATAGATGCGATGCGGTGCTGGTTGACGTTGACCGTTGCGAATGTGATTGCACCGCCACCAACCTCATAGGATTGGTTGAAGGTGGTTGCAGTCACGCCGCTGATGAGCGGCACGATGACGGCATCACCTTTGCGTCGAGCGTCGCCGCTGAAGTCACGGGTGAAGGCGTTGAGAGGGGAGAGCTTTGCCACGAACGCCTGAAGGGCGATCTGGGTAAAGATTTTGTCGTTAAGGGCGATGGTGGCCATGGTGGTTGATTAGTTGAGAATTAAAAAATTTGATTAGACTGCGTAACGGTTTTTGTCAGAGAGGATTTCGGCTTTGTGAAGTGCGAAGTATTCGGCTGCCTGAGTTGGGTTCATCGTGGCCATGGCCTTCAGATGACTGACGGGTGCCTCGTGGTTGTCCCCGGCAAGTCCTACAGGCGCAGGATGGCCGGTGCTGGCCAACAGTTCGGACGCGCGTGCGCTTACCTTGTCATCAGAAATTTCGATTTCCTTTTCCAATTCCTCGACCTTGGTTTCAAGCTCTTCGGCTTTTTTCTCAAGCTCTTCAACCTTTTCAGTCACCTCGACTGCCTTTTCTTGCTCGGTGGCAAGCTGGGCGCGAAGTTCGTTAATCGTCTGGGCGTGGCCGCTGAGTTCTTCGATGAGAGATTGGGCGGTTGTAAGGTCAGCGCGAAGGGAATCGTTTTCAGCGATAGCAGCCTCGATCTTGAGTGCTTCGTCGTTGCCAGGAAATAATTTAGCGAGGATGCTCATGCTTTTTGGTTGAGTGTCAAATTGCACGATCTCATCGGCGAAATTCCGCTCCATGGCTTCGGCTGCGCCCATCCACGTTTCGGCTTTCATGAGTTCTCGCATTTCGTCGGGGTCGCCGCCGGTGCGCTTGGCGTAGATCGCGGCGATTTCTTCAGAGATTTCCTCCAGCAATTTCGCAGCGCGGGCGTGCGTGGCTGAATCACCGGCGACTGCTTGGCTGGCTTCGTGGATCATAATGCGCCCGCCCTCGACGATCCGCACCTTGTTGGCGGCCATGAGGATGACGCTGCCCATGGATGCTGCCAGCGTGTTGACTGTGGCGATGATCTCGACGCCGCGACCGCGCATTTGCATGAGCGAGTTGTAGACGCGATACCCGTCGAGCACCGATCCGCCTGGTGAATTAATCTCGATCTCCAGCGTTTCAAGTGCCTCGTCGGCGGAGCATTGGATTGTGCCGACCGTCATGTTCTCAGCTACGGCCTTCTGTCCGTAACTGCGCTCAATGTCGGCGATTAGATCGTCTGCGCTCCATGGCGTGACGGCATCATTCAGCCGCACCTTGGCGACTCGGTTTTCGATGGTGAGGAGTTTCATTGGGGGTCTTGTTGGGAAGTTGGTGCCATTTCGTTTGGGGTGAGCATAGACATTTCGCGGTCGTCAACGTCCACGCCGTAAAGCGTCGCCGCGTCACGGGCTGCAAGTTTCCGCAGCGCGACTTCCTGCGCCCGCTCGGTGTAGTGAGCCTCCAGCGTCTTGCCGCGCATGCTGACGATATCGCGCAGGTTGGCAGCTCCCATTTTCCAAAGAGCTTCAAGCTCCTTGGTAATCCGGCCATCGTCAATCGTGAGCTTGGGCGGTGTGGAGAATTCCCATTGATACCAGTCGGGCGATTGCGGCAGGTCGCCGCGCTTCATCGCCTTGGCGATGGCGTAGCCGCAGAGCCGCTTCGCCGCATAGAAAAGCAGGTCTTGCCGGTCCTCGACCGAGCGTTGAGCCATGGCAATCTCGGTGCGCTGCGCCGTGCCGCCCCCGGCTGCGTGGCCTTCGTAGAGTGCCATCGGCCAGTTGAGTCCAGCGAACGCTCCTTTGAGCAGGCGGTTGTGGAAATCGAGGAACGGGTTCCCGGGGCGGTTGTTGACGAGCGTCTCGATCTTGCCGCCGCTGTTGCTGCGGAAATAGCGGACGGTTCCGCCGTCCAGTGACTCAACGGTCATGCCTTTGCAGGATGCTGTGTCGCCGACGAGCGCGTTGTATGGGTCGTCCAGATCTGGGCCGCCGTTGTCGTTGTATTCAACGAGCGAGATGCTGGACATCTGGAGCATCGCCAAGCGTTCCCACTCGGTGCTCTGGATCATGTCACGGCAATCGTTGATGCAATGCGTGAGGGCGGTCAGGCCGCGTGCCTGGTATTGATACTCGGGATCAAACAGGTGGATGACGTTCTGAGCCGGTAGCCATTGGTCAAGCTCGCCGCGCTTGTCGCAGAACGCATATTCCTTGGCCTCTCCGCTTGGGAAGTAGGTGATGCCGTCTTGCAGCATGGCGCCGCGATAAATCTGCCCGTCGGTGAATCCGCGCGGGGTGGCGATCCGGTGGGATGGGATGCCTTGATATTGCGGAAAGCCGGTAGCTGTCTCGGTGAGCAAAATAAAGATTTCACCGTCCACGTCGATGCTGGTCGAGAATCCGAAGAGGTTGGTCTTTAGATCGTGCATCCCGCCGCGCCCATCGCCGATGGGGTAAAAGCTGTCGATCAGGAACTTGGTGGCGGCTGCGCCAAAGTCTGCATCGCCGCCGGTGTAAATCGGCACGAACGCCCGCCCGACGGTATACATCCCGCGCTGGTTGATGGCGTTCTTGATCGGCCCGAAGTTGAGATAGATCCGGCGAGCGTGGCTTTGCAATGTCACGCGGTCGAGCGCAGGCACCAGGTCGCTGATGTCCTTCTTCTCAACCGGCTCATAGGGGCGATACCGCGTGTCCTGTGCCGCGCGTGCCGCCTTGTAGCTGATCTGTCTGCCGAATTGATCGAGTATTGCCATGGTGTCCGTTGTTAAAATCGACCGATCGACCGGCTGCTGCTTGGCACGAAGCCGATGCCGAGATATTCCATGGCCATTCGTAGGGCGGTCTGCCGCTCAGTTTCGTTCAGCCCGACGAGCTTCGCCATGGTCACACCGTTTTTGGTTGCGGACGTGATGCTGTCCATGCCGCCCTTGGTAAGTGCGCCACTCATTGCCGCGTCGAACGCAGTCTTGATCCCGGCGATCCGCTGAGGGTTGCCGTTGGCGTAGTGGAACAAATTTCTTGCGACTTCTCGGACGTTGGCAGCCATCGACTAGACGCGCATGTCAAACATCGAAGCCGGGTATGATCTTGAGCATGAGCGCCGCCACGATCTGCATAGCCTCCACGTCCCACGCGTGGTTGTTGTTCCGAGTTCGAGTCCAGCGATATTCGACTTGCTTGGTCTTGGAGTTGGTCACCTCCTTCTTGACCTCGCTGTCAATCTGCTTGAGGAAGTCCATCGAGATGTCGTCGGGGATGTCCCACGATCCTGCGATGCCGGTGCGGTGCGCGTGCAGAATGTCTTTAATCCGGTCGCTCGCCCAGTGCGAGTAGCGGGCTTTCCCACCGCCGCTGGCGGTCGCGTCTTGGAATCGAGTGAACGGCCTGTGGATTACATCGCCGTTTTGCTTCTTGTAGGCGAATGACTTCTGCCCGCTCCCGTGAAGTGCTGTCCAGTTCATCCGCGCACATGCCGAATAGACCTGGTCGGTGTCGTAGCCTGCATCGACGAAGACCATCTGCGGCTTGATGCCGTAGCGCAGGGCGAGGTCATGCACACCGTCGAACGTCTCGATCCGGCCATACCAAAGCAGCATCGATTCGCCGCTCGCACGCCATGCCCGCACGCCCGCCCAGAAGTGGTCGCGCTGCTTGTCCACGGTCAGGAATCGGTGTGCCTCTTCCTCGATCTTCTGCCCGGCGGTGAACTCGCTGACGAGGTAGCCATTGCCGACTAGTGCCGCGCGGTTGTCGGTCAAATCCTCCTCCCACGTCTCGGCCAGCCGCTTTTGAATAAACTGCCGCAGCGGATCGACGTTGCCGACGCGCATCGCGGCCTTTGCCTCCAGCCATAGCAGGACGATTTCCCAGAGCGGCTTGCGCCAGTTGGCCAGCACGTTATAGTGGAAGCCGACGTGACCCGGCATGCCGACAGCGGTGGCGACGTATTGCCCAGCCTCGGCCAGCGCCCGCCTCGGTTGCGGTGAATCATCGCACGTCCAGTCGCAGTCGGCGTTGTCGCATTTCAGCCGCGCCAGCTGCGACCGCTCCAGCGGCTTCAGCGTCTCGTCCTCGTAGCCGACGACGTTGCACCACTTCCAAGGCTGCACGATTCCGCAGCTTGGGCAGGAGAAACTGAACTCTCGCTGGTCGGAATGCCCCCATGCTTTGTCCAAGTCATCGCCTTTAACACCTGCCTGAGACAAGATGAAGAACTGCCGGTTCCAGCGGTCGTGCAATCGGCCGCGGGCTTCGTTAAGCATGCCGGGGCGATACTGCCATGCTTCGTCGCAGAACACCCGACGCATCGACTTGGATTGTAGCCCGCTCAAGTTCGCGCCGGTCAAAAACAAGCTCATCGACGGGAACAGGATTTCCATCTTGCGCTTCTTGTGCCTGTCACGCGGGAGCAGTGCAGCCGTCTCCGCAGTTTGCATGATGGCGTAGTCCATCCGAGTTTCTGCCCAGTCTTTGAGGTCGTCGTCGGTTTGACCAACCAGCAGCGTCGGGCCGGGGTCTTCCGCAATGATGTAGCACAGCCCAGCCTCCATGAATGTCGTTTTGCCGGTTCCAATCGGTGCCAGATAAACCACCTCCTTCACCTCTGGGTCGGACACGATGTTGAGCGGCTCGGTCTGCCACGGCGCGTTGACCGTCGAGTATTTCGGCGTCAGTCCGTCGAGAATAACAACGCGATCGCTTGCCCATTGGGCAGGCGTCAGGTCGCTGGGTGGCCGGAAGTTCTTGAAGAATGCCCGCTTAATTCGGCGGGACTTCTCCAGAAATTGGCGCTTTGATTCGCTCACCTTCATCATAAATAATTTGTATTACCTGCGCGGATTTCTCCGCAATCAGTCGTTTCATGCCGGATGCGTCCAGCCCTTCAAGCATCGGCGGCAGGTCCGCTTCCAGCCGCTTGATTGCGTTGCGCACCACGGCTGCGATGCCGTCCATGCCATCCTCGATTTGAGCGATTGAGCAATACCGCTCCTGCTCGACCTGGAGTGAGTAGCCTGCGCGAAGTGCATCAATCTGCACTTTGAGCGTTCTGGCATCGTTGTAGGTGCGGGCTGCTTTGACTTGTCGCAGCAATTCTTGTAGCTCCTGCGGGTCGCCTGTCACACCGCTTCGCTCCATGTGGCTCGCGCCCTCGGTCTTGCTCTTCTGAAGGAACTCGATGTAGCCGCGCACGCTGCGCCAAAGATCGAACTGGTTGCGCTCGGTCTTGAAAATGATCCCATCTTTGGCAAGTTGTCCGATGCGTGCCGAAGTCAGGTTGAACAGGCGGCAGAGCTGTGTGGTGTCCGCCTGCGCGGTTTTCGGCGCAACATGCTTCTCCGGTGCTGTCTTAGTTGCCTTCTTCGCTGGTTGTTTCTTCGCGCTCATGATTTTATATATTCAAAACCTCCAGTGATCCGTTTTATTGAAATGGATTTGTCTTTGCTTTGAATTCCAGTTTTAGGCATTGCAACTCTTCCAAATCTATGACAACGCCAGTTTTTTGAATTGCTGCGATATTTAATCATGCTGGGAGCTGAAGTTGTGCTGATGAAACGATAACCCAAATTGACATAAATTTTGGCGACAAATTCAGACAAGCGATTTCCAATTCCTATTCCTTGAAAGTCTGGCAACACTACGGTTCTATGTTCTCTTTTTAGAATTCTAGAACTAGGATGTGGGAAATGAATCACTGAACAAAAACCAACTGGTTTGTCTTCCCAAGTTGCGAGATAGCATTGAGCCGAATTGCTTAGATTATGATCTAAATAATGATATTTCCTAAACAAGTCCCACGTTTTTCGATCTGTTTTTTCAATGTTGATGATGATTTGAGGGAATCGCCTTCGCTCCCTCCATTCAAATCGCTGCAAATTGACATCAAACACCCAATCTGGATCTAGCCAGTCAATGATGTCATAATGACAAGAAACCGCGACGAACGGAGGACTTTCATTTTTCTGATGAATTTCGAAATTGCGGCGCAACCTATTTTGGCAACGTCTCTATCAACTACTGATGTAAATTCATCAAAAACAATACCGTTTTTTTCAGTTAAAATACATCGCGCTAATTCAACTCTGAATTTTTGCCCATTGCTTAAATGTGAAAAAGGTTTTAACCAATGAGGAGGTGAACTGAATCCCACTGAGTTAAAAGCTGAAACAATTTGTTTCACGTTGAATTCATCAGGGAACCCATCAGCAACTGATTTAGTTAAATCCCATTTATATCCTTCGTGAAATTTGAAGTCCTTAAAAGCTTCTTTTGCCAAAGTTGTTTTGCCAGAGCCTGAAGAACCGACTATCAGACCGATACCCCATTTTTTTTCATGAACGGGCAAAGTTGAATTCCATTCTTCACGAATTGTGGATTGATCAAAATCAAACATCCCACAAATTTGAGAAACTCGAAATGATTTTTCAATTTTTGTTTCTCTTACAATGTGTAGATTCGGCATTTTATTTCTTTCTCGGTTAAGATGTTGTATACCATTTGTTGTTCTTCTTCATGTTCGCATTCAGCGATCACTTCAAAGCAAGAATTTATTTTTACATCATCGTTAGTTTTTACGGTTTCTTGATTTAATTGATCTTCAATTTCTGAATTATCAAAACCAAGCAGTTCGAGATCAAAGTCTGCCTCACGCAGATCGGCAAGTTCTAGTCCGAGCATCTCCTCATCCCACCCGGCGTTCAGCGCGAGCTTGTTGTCGGCGATGATGTAAGCACGTTTCTGGGTGTCGGTCAGGTGTGCCAGGCGAATGCACGGCACCTTCGCCAGCCCCAGCTTGCTCGCGGCCATCACTCGGCCATGACCGGCGATGATGCCGTTTTCGGCGTCGATCAGGATCGGGTTGGTAAAGCCGAACTCGCGGATGCTTCCGGCGATCTGCGCCACCTGCTCGGGTGAGTGGGTGCGCGTGTTGCGGGCGTATGGGATGAGGTCGGCTGTGGGTAATTGTTCAATTTTCATGGGAAAGTAAAACGGTCGTTGGGAAATGGCTCATAAAAGTTTGCAGGGATGATGCGGAAC